AACGTGATGACCAGGACCTTGCTTGTAGGTTTTTGTTTCCTTACCATCATAAGTGGGTGAATCTGTGTTCTCCCAAAACTCGGCATGACCGTAAACCCGATAGAACGCTGGCCTGACCGAGTTGGTCTTCTGCTTCACGATCCAAGCGGTATCTTCCTTCCCAGGTCGGACATCCATTGCGACGCTGTGCACCGCACACACAAATTCATCGTCTAGATGGTAATCGTCTTCATTCTTTGTAACGAACACATCCACCCATCGCGTTGGGCAAGTTCCAGGCATCTTCCCCTTTTCCGAAAGTTGGAAAATGCAAGCACAACTTTCCAACGATTCAGTACGTGAGCATGCAATGGTCGCTTGCTCTCAGGCTGATGTGGACTCTGCTTTTGCTGAGCTGGACTGTCTACTTACTAATGATCGGCCAGTACCTTTCACACACTCTCGCAGCTGTGTTAACTGTGGTGGTTGCAACTTCGTCTATAACGGATCAACCTCAGCATACCCGGGATCCCGTGTCTGTGATGATTGCGGGGTTGTTGACTCTACTAATGTTTATTGGGAGACGATGTACGGTCGCGATACTCCGACTAAGTCTAGCAATTACAAACGAATCCACCATTGGCACGAACGCATTAGTCAACTCCTTTTATTGGAGTCTGCTATCCCTCAGAGACAGATGCTCCAGATTGCGGAAAAGCTATGTGACGGCACACACACAATTCTCAACAAAGACACTGTCCGGGCGGTACTCCGATCTCTGAACATGCAGATGTACATCGAGAAGTGGCTGCAAATCATCTTCCGGATCACCTTAATTCAACCACCATGTCCAGGTCCACTAGTGATTCAGCAACTCGATGCACTGTTCAATGAGTTACAGAGACCTTTTGAGGGGTGCAAGATGACCGGCAGAAAGAACTTCTTGAATTACAACTACGTGTTCTGCCGGTTATTCCAGAAGATGGGCACACCCCAGTTCTGTATGTTCTTCCCTTTGATCAAATCTCCTAGCAAGCTCGAATCTCTCAATGCCACGTGGAAGGGAATGATGTGTCAACTCCAATGGCCGTTTACGCCGCTACAACAGGTGACACCATTCGCTGTGAGAATCCAGTCGCCTCATTCCTTACTGCAGCGGCTAGCCCAGCAATGCGTTGAGCCAGTCCCGGCTGTGCTTCAAATAAAGCCATTGAAAACGGAATACCGTAAGTGGGATCGTCAGGCGCCATTAAGGTCCGAACGGAAGCCAGTGCTGCTCCGTTCAGCCCCACCTGGACAAGAGCTTCGAAGGCTTGGTGTGTCAAAGAGGCGCCTTCGTTAAATGCGGGAAGCGCGGCCTCGATGAGAGCACCAAGACAGATGCCCACTACTGTGTGTGTAATAGACGTTTGAATCGAGTAGCTGGTTGCCATGTTTATGTACAGTGTCTAGAAATTTTGCTCTCAAATCATCTGGTTGAACGGTGGTGGCATAACATCTCGAACAGACAATAGATCGGTTGCACTCTCAGGTCCATTATTCGGTGGCACTGTACTGTCATTCAACGCCGAGTCCCAATACTTCTTATCACCCATCTTGAATTTGCCTGGGTCCTGTGCCTTCCACCAGCTCATCATCTCCAGTGGATCCACCTGGTGCTCTGGGCAGGTGTCAATGACAAGCACCTCGTTATCCTCTGTATACGCGTCAAGTATGTGTGCAAAGGCATCCTTTGTAAGGAAGTCACCGAAATCCTCCCACAGCGATTCGCGCTGCTTCTGCTGAATCGTCTTCATAATAAAGCAGTAGTCAGTGTTACCTCGGATCGTCGGTGTGATAGCCTTCGCATACTGCGTAGTGATTAGAATGAAGAGACGGTAATGCCTACCAGCTACGAATAACTCACATAGATTCTCGTCATACCGCAAGCGTTGGTCACTAATGACGTCGTCCAACAGAATGAAGAATGGTGCAGCTTTATCCTTCTCTGCATCGGTCATGTTCTTGTTGTTTAGTATCTTCTTTTGTCTCTTAAATACCGCGTCTAGTATCTCTGGTTCATAGCGAGGGTAGATGTACTTTGCGGGCACGTATTGTCTCCAAAACTTATTCAGTTCGTCAGTCTGACTGATCACTATACCTGCCGGGAACTTGTCTTTCATTAAGTACATCAAATTTCGAAACACCCACGATTTCCCAGTGCGACGTTTCCCAACCGCTACTATCGTGGCATCTAGTTTGATGTCCTCTGGGTTAAACATCTGCAAGTCAGGCAGTACGACTTCCGCGTAGTTATCGGCGGCTAACACTGGCATCGTCGCATGTTTCCCGTAAGTTGTGGACGATTTCTGCACTCCCTCAGTCTTCTGCTCCGCTGAGACACGTGGATTACTTGTGCCTTCCTTGGGCTTCACTTCCTTCTTATCCGCCATGTACTTGACATCTAGTCAGAAAACTGCTCCTCCCCTCCTGTCGGAGTCACGTGTTCGTAGGGCACCCCAAACTCGTACTGTAGCTGATTAAACGCTGGGACACGGTCTCGAATCTCCAGTTTTGCTCGCTGGCATATGACAGAGACGTCCTCGAAACTCCAGTGGATCCCGAACTTGTCGCCTCCGACACCCGTGTAGACTTGGTTCACGTAAGCCGTGGCGGCCACAACGTCGCCTGGAGCCACGTTTCCCCCCAAGACCACAGAACCTTCCTTGTCACACACATTGACCGCGCGTGCAATCTTGCCTCCCATACCATCCCAGGTATACTTAGAGGTGGACATTTGCCAGGAGTGTCCAATCAATGAGCCGCTCATCTTGTCGTATTTTGGACGCACCGACCGAATCTGTAGCATCTTCACCTCCTCACGGGTCAGGTTCTTACGCCCGAGAATCTTCAACTGGTTGTTATGTACAAAATCCAGCAACTTGTCGTCGATAGCCTCAAGAAGATTGCTGAAGTTCTCCCAGTTGGGGTTGGCTATTCCGTTGATGTGAGCATCGGTCAGGTCCAGCGAGAACTTGGCTTTCTGGATGTCCTGTGGACCAAACATGGTTCCGAAGTTCCCATCACCAGTCACCCTTGGCCAGTTAGTCACACATGCAGGCGTCACAAGCGCAAGCTCGGTGTTGCTGGGTTGCACCAGCAACGACAGGGTCACCTTGCCAGCTCGATCTGTGCCCATGGCGAACGTCACGTTCTGTGGCTCAACCGAGCCCCAAACACTGTAATTGCGACGCGACATCATTGGAAGTAGCGTTTGGGAAGCGGTTGCAAGCGGCTCCCTTGCTGTGTGGTTAGAAAATGCAGTTGCTCGACAGAAGGTGTGTAGTTTACGTGCTCGCTTTCTTTAGGAAGTAGAATGGAACCTTCCATAGTCGGAATTACATCATAACTACCATTGAAATTACTATTTGGGATCCCAGTGTAATCAACAGTACCTATATTCGCCCGCGCATCTCCCGAGCCGAATTTCGACGTATCGCAGCCTGTACTACCCGCTTCCTTTTTTGACTGAACCGGCCCGACAAAGGGTGAGACAAAATCAAGAAAGGTCGTACGCACTTGTGGAGAGGGACAGTTGCCAAACTTCATTTGAGCCATATGTCTATCAAAACTTTAGAAACTCATTTGGGTCTCCACACTTTGCCATGCAGTAGTGCTCTGCATGGCAAGACATTATCTTACCACGTACTCTACACCAGTCATGCAAAGCTTCGTGTATCAGTGTGCCGATAAGACGCGCGTGGCTCATTGAACACGCGCATATCTCTATTACTTTGCCATCTGTCTGTCCCCAACAGTCGGGCTGGTCGTCGATCAATATAGCACTCTCTATGCGCTTTAGGGAGCCGGCATCGTCAAAACTCACCTGAGCACGTCTACATCGGTATTTCCGCATAGCAAACTTGCGAAACCGGTCTTGAGCTAATGATAAACGGTCTGTAAAAAGACTCTTAGCTTGCCATTTCGCAATCTCGAGACGTTGAGGTGTCACTAGATAACTGCTCGCCCCCAATTTCGGATACACGCTGTCTTTTGATAGGACGAGTGACCTCCTCGTCTTCATCTTCAAAGGGGTCAGAAGATGGTGGGTGGGTCGGATGCCACTCCCAAAACTTGTAATCGACTGTAGTTTCCATTGCCTTGTAGATTGTATCCCTAATATTATCCAATTCCAATACACTGAGTGGTGGCGGCTTCTCCAAGTTGGCCTGCATTGCGGCATAAAATTGACCGTAGTAAGTTAGAAGGAAATCAAAGAGTTGTGGGTCTTTCTGAACGCGATAGACAACCATTCCGTTGGGCTCCCAGCACACGTAGTCGCACCACTGTCGGTCACAGATTGCCATTAGCGCGTTCATCTGACACAGATAGTGTATCGGCACTTCTTTGTGTAGTCGACCCCCATCTTTACGGTAGTAGAATGGACACTTAACTTCAATCATCCCCTCTTCACCAACAAAACCATCTGGTGAGCCGGCCAACCACTTATGCAGTGGGTGGATATGGAGGCCAGTAGAGGTTACCAAGTTACCAGTGAATGTCTGATAATCAGCAATGGCATTGGCCTCGTTATTTGTGCCCCACTCAGTAGCTAGGTTACCTTTGAACTGGTCGAGGCCC